GGCATCACGTTGAAGACCGAGGACGACCTTGAGGATTTCAAGGACCGGGTGCTCACCATGCGCCGGTTGCTCGGTATCAAGGACAAGCACGTCGAGCTGCCCGCCTCTCCCAAGGTCAAGCACTACGAGCGCGCCGCCACCGCCCCCTATGTAAAAGAACATCCTGAGTTAGACCTAGCACTGCGGCAGGCACGCATGGCATGGAGAAAGAAGCGATGAGCCCCGCTGAGATCGCCCGTGCCATACAGACGCACCTCGCCATGACAGACCCCGAGGGCGCACCGGAGCGCAGTCAGCTAGATAAAGACCGTCCGGGCTATGACCAGCTCACCCTGGCCGAGCGGCGCTACTACTGGCCGCGCAGTATGCAGATCACACCGATGGACGTTTTGGAGATGAGGGAGCCATGAATCAAACCGCAGGAATGCTCAGGGAAATAATTCGTTTACAGGAAGCTTTCTTAGACGCACTGGAGGACATGCTGGATGAAATCGAGGGGGCAGATTACGAGGATGAAGAAGACGATGACGAGGAAGGAGCGGATGCTGAACCCCAAGGAATCGCCTTGCTACAAGGAAGGTAGGGCATCGTTCTTCATGAAAGACGAAGAGCACAACAACCCTTACGGTATTGGCGAGCTTCGCTCCCGCATGGAGTGGCTTGCCGGTTGGTACGACGCCAAGGTCGAGACGCAGGGCTTTGACGACGTTAAATCTAAACTGCGTGACTAGGAGAACTATTATGGAGCAACGGGCCTTTAACCTAACGCAACCGACGGTTACCACGGCGCTCGCCGAAACCGCATCGAAGCCGAAGCGCAAGATCAAACGCAGATCGCCGAAGCGCAAGATGGTGCTGAAATACGTTCGTGAGAACCCCCTGGCCGACGTGCACGAAGTCGCTAAGGTCTGTCAGTGCAGCACCAATTACGTCTACGCCATATCACCACGGTCCAAGCTCAAGCATAAGCTCGGGCACCAACAACTCAAGAAGGCAGCTAAACCTATGAAGAAAACACCGAAGGTAGAACCGAAGGCCGAGGCCACCACGGACGACTGGGGCGACTTCATCGACAAAGCCCGGACTGAACTCGACTCTTTACCTAGCGTAGAGCCCGCGTTCAGCATCGCCGAAGCCTCTACCATGCAGGTGGGCGGGGACCATTACCGGACGATGGAAGTGCAGCCCTGGGACGCCCTCAAAGCATGGCTCACACCTGCGGAATACCGTGGCTATCAGAAAGGTGTTGTCATCGCGTACCTAGCCCGAGAGCGCAGCAAGGGCGGTGACATGGACATTCGCAAGGCCGCTCATCACCTCATGAAGTTAGCAGAAGACTTATCTAACTCTGGGGAGTGATGATGGACTTAATAACCGTGGACTTTGAGACGTTCTATAGTCAGGACTTCTCTCTTAGCAAGCTCACCACGGAGGAGTACGTCCGCGATCCCCAGTTCGAAGTTATCGGGCTGGGGGTCAAGGTCAACGACGGTGAGACGGAGTGGGCGAGTGGCACACCAGAGCAGATGGAGCGTTACCTTAAGAAGTTTGACTGGGAAAGCTCTGCGGTCCTGGCCCATAACACTATGTTTGACGGGGCTATACTATCTTGGTGTTTTGGTATTCGCCCTAAGCTGTGGCTTGACACTCTGTGCATGGGCCGGGCTTTACACGGTGTGGAAGTGGGTGGAAGCCTCAAAGCACTGGCCGAACGCTACGGCATCGGTGAGAAGGGGACCGAAGTTCTTAACGCCAAAGGAAAGCGGCGAGAGGACTTCACCCCCGACGAGCTAGGGCGTTACGGGGACTACTGCGTCAATGACGTGGACCTCACCTACAAACTCTTCAAGCTCATGGGCAAAGGCTTCCCGAAGACGGAGCTGAAGCTCATTGACCTCACCCTGCGCATGTTCATCGAGCCGACCCTGGACCTCGACCTCGGCCTCTTAGAGCAACATCTTATGGAGGTGAAGCAGCGGAAGGACGAGCTGCTGGCAAGTGTCGGTGTCGATAAGAAAGAGCTGATGAGCAACCCGAAGTTCGCCGAGCTGCTCCGGGCCCTTAGCGTAGAGCCCCCCATGAAGACCAGCCTGACCACGGGTAAGCAGACCTACGCCTTCGCCAAGTCAGATGAAGAGTTCAAGGCGCTGCAGGAACACGAAGATGATCGCGTCCAAGCTCTTGTGACGGCGCGTTTGGGCACAAAAAGTACCTTGGAGGAGACGCGCACTCAGCGGTTCATCGACATCGCCAAGCGGGGCCTGCTGCCTGTCCCGGTGCGGTACTACGCTGCTCATACAGGGCGCTGGGGTGGTGATGACAAGATCAACATGCAGAACCTACCGTCCCGTGGACCTAATGCTAAGAAGTTGAAGGGCAGCATCATAGCACCGCCGGGGCACCTGTTGATCGACGCCGACTCCTCGCAGATCGAAGCGCGGGTACTAGCGTGGTTGGCCGAGCAGGACGAGCTTGTTACTGCGTTCTTCAACAAAGAGGACGTGTACAAGATCATGGCCTCCAGCATCTACGGTAAAGCTGTTGACGAGATCGACAAGGACGAGCGGTTCGTGGGCAAGACCACGATTCTCGGTGCGGGGTACGGCATGGGCGCTGTGAAGTTTCAGGCTCAGCTTAAGACCTTTGGCTATGACATGGACCTCGATGAGTGCCGCCGGGTTATTCAGGTATATCGGGAGACTAACTGGCGGATTAGCCAGTTCTGGCGCGAGGCGCAAAGAGCCCTTGAAGGCCTGCAACGTGGCGAGTCATCGGAGCTGGGGGTCAACGGCCTGCTGAAGTTTCGCGGTGAGGAGTCGGCCATTGAGCTACCCTCAGGCCTGTTGATGCGCTACGACGAGCTAGACTTTGAGCAGGGGGACAAGGGTCCCGAGTACAGCTACAAGACCAGAAAGGGCCGAACCCGCATCTATGGTGGAAAAGTAACGGAGAACGTCTGCCAGGGTGTTGCACGGTGTATTATCGGTGAGCAGATGCTGCGAATCAGCAAGCGGTATCGGGTGGTGCTCACTGTTCACGACTCCATAGTATGTTGTGTACCTGAGCGCGAAGTTGACGAGGCGCAGGCCTATGTCGAGGCTTGCATGCGTTGGGTTCCCGACTGGGCCAAAGGCCTACCCATCGACTGCGAGTCCGGCACCGGAACAAGTTATGGTGAGTGTGGATGAGTGTAGCTCCGTGGTCGTTCAGCAAGATCAAAGCCTTTGAGAAGTGCCCGAAGCAGTTCTACCACCTCAAGGTGGCTAAGGATTACACGGAGCCGGAAACGGAGGCCATGCTGTACGGCACCCTGTTCCACGAGGCTTGTGAGTTGTACTTGCGGGACGGCGCGGAGCTAGACCCGAAGTTTGAGTTTGCACGGCCCATGCTGGAAGCGCTACGGGCGAAGCCGGGGATCAAGCTGTGCGAGTACGAGCTGGGGCTGACGGAAGACCTGCAGCCCTGCAAGTTCAAGGACGAGAACGTGTGGTTCCGTGGCATCGCTGACCTCATCATCTTAGACGGTGAGACGGCGTGGGTGATCGACTACAAGACCGGGCGGAACACGCGCTACGCCGACACCGGACAGCTAGAGTTGATGGCACTTGCGGTGTTCAAGCACTTCCCGCAGGTGCAGAAGGTCCGAGGTGGGCTGCTGTTTGCCATCGCGAAGAAGATGATTAAGGACAGCTACGAGCGCAGTCAGGAGCCTAAGCTGTGGGCTAAGTGGCTGTCGGACTTCGAACGTATGAAGAAGACGTTTGAGCTAGACGTGTGGAACCCTAATCCAAGCGGGCTGTGTCGTCGCCACTGTGTGGTGCTTGAGTGTCCCCATAACGGGAGGAAGTGAGATGCCTAAGGGTCAGTTCACAATCCCCGACAAAGATTGCGCAGTATGCGGGAAGCAATTTACTCCCAAAGTTAATAACCAGAAATACTGCGGGGGCAAATGCAGGAAGAAAAGCACTTATGAAGAGGGTGGATGTATGTCCACTGCCGGGCAGTACAAAGCGATTAGTGGTAATTGGGCGCGGTACTTCAACCGATTGTGCAGGCAAAAGCACAGGCAAAACTTATCTGTAGACCTTTTGTTACGGATAAAAGATACACAAGGTGGCCGGTGCGCATTAAGCGGGGAAGTTCTCACCTGCCAGCTAGAGCGGGGGAAGCGGTGTGGTACTAACGCTAGCATAGACCGCA